GACGTCTGGTAGATCGACAGGCCGTTGAGATCACCATTCGGGCCGCGCGGGATGAAGCGCCCGAAGCGCGTGCCGATCGCGGCGCCCGTGAAATCGTCTAGGAAAGCAGTCCCATCATAGCGCTGGGTGGCGTCGATCGTGACACCAGTGAACTCGCTCTGCATCCAACGCCAATGGTTGCTGGCGTTCTGGATATTGCGCCACGCCTCGTTCACCCAATAGACGACTTTCGCCGCCCGGCCGGTCTGCCCGGTGACAGTCGCCGGCACAGATCCCTCCGTGCCGGCGTCCTGCGATACTGCTTGAACGAGTTCGAGGTAATCCACCCCTTACGCCGCCTTCTTGCCTGCGAGCCACTTCTCCTGAGCGTCGGTCTCGTGGTCGTCCGTGTCCAACTCCTCCGGGTCGATCGAATACACGATCATCGGAACGGTCGGCACGAGGCGATGCTCGGTGAGCGCGAGCGTCTTTTCGTCCTGATCGTACTCGCCACGAAGCGCGTTCTGCAGCGCATGGAAGTAGCGATAGGCGATGCGGCACGTCTTGCCGCGCGGGATGAACAGGTTCACCCCGTTGACGGAGACGAACTGCGGGTCTTTGTCGCGCTCCGTCGACTGGATCGAGAGCGTGACATAGCGGCCGGGCTTCTCGCCCGACTGCAGGTTCGGAGACTTCGATCCGCCCTTGGTGGGCTCGACGCGCTGAGTGACGTGCGGTGCGTCCTCGACATGCACCAGGATCTCGTCATCCTCGAAACCCGTGGCCTTGAGCTTGGCGACGATCTGCTGCTTGTTCAGCTTCGCCGGAAGCTCGATGCCGCGGTACATGGTGGCGAACGCCGCCAGTTCGGACGCCGTGGCATCCTCGATCTTTACATTCTTCGTCGCCAATTAAACCTCCTCGACGATGATGTTCGCATTGCGAAGGGCTTCGATCTGGCTCTTGGTCAGATCGTATTCCTCGCCCACGCGAAGCTCGGTCCTCTGATTGTTGATGGAGAGCTGGATCACGTTTTCCGCCGCCTGCGTGATCTTCGCCCGGGTCGTTCCGGCAGGCCGAGCGGCCGGCTGGTCGGCAGCCAAGGCCGCCTGCTTCTTGCTCTCGATCGCCTTGAGTTCGGCGTCGGTGGTAGCGGTGACGTCACCTTGGTTGGTGCCGATCGGGCCGCCCATCGTGGTCGTGCCGCTCTTTTCGGGCTCGCTCGCCGGGCCGCCCGTATTCGGCTTCGTGACCGGAACCTTTGCGCCGGCCTTCGCAGGTTTCTTCGACATGCTGGTACTCCCTTGCTTGGTTGAAGAAGGTACGGGCGGAGCGAACCCCGCCCGCTTGGCCTAGCGGCTCGCCTGGACGGCCACGTAGTCCAGCGTAAGAACGTGCTGGGCGGCCGTATTGTTGCCAACCACGATGGTCGGCGTAAGCGCGATCGTGGTGCGCACGGCGTTGGCGACGTAGCCGATGGACACGCCATCGATGTAGCCGGTCACGCCGCCGCCGCTGTCGACTTCCGCTCGCACCGTAAAGAAGGTGTCCGCGGTTGGTGCCAAGCCGCTGATGAGCGGATCGGTGTCGACATCGTTCTTGACGCCGCCGACTGTCCACTTGTCGGTGGTGGCACCCGTATCGAACATGACGCCGCAAGCGTCGGTCGCATCGCTGTCGATGTCGGCGGCGTTCATGAAGATCGGGCTTTCGACGGTGGTCGAGATCGTGTCGGTGAAGCCGATGAACAGGTACGGCGACGTCAACACGTCGAGCTTGGCGCGAACCTCGATGAGGAGCCCGCCTTGGCTTGCCTTGTAGTTCAACTGGTCGAAGGTAATCGACGAGTTGTTGGCCGCATGGGTGCCGTTGTCGGATGCCGATTTCAGCGTGGCCATGCCGCCGAGCGCGCCGGCCACGGTGGTCAGCGCGGCGTTTGCGGTGCCCGAGCCAGCCGTCGAGGAGAACCGGAGATCCACCTGGGCGGCAAGGAAGTCTTCCCAAAAGAACGTCTTCGCCCGCTGGTCGACGAGCGCACGTTCGGAGGCAAGATCGCCTTCGAGGATCGCGCTCAGCACCGAATAGGCATCGCGCCCGATCCGGTGCTGGGCGGCCAGCAAATGCTCGCGGGCCTTTGCCATTGTGAGAGCCATGTAATTCCTCCTGCGAGGTTAGGGGTTGCGGGAGGGTGGCTCTTACTGGTTCGCAAACGCGATGTAGCGCCACACCTTGGCATTCTCCGAATAATCGGTGCCGATGGTGATGCCCTTGGCATAGGTGGCGGCAGAGCCTTCATACGCCGTGAAAGCGTTGTTGGCGTTGCCGGCGACGGCCGCGGCGATGTCGATGCCGGTGTCGGCGGTCATGCCGTTGAACCACAGGCCGATGTCGTCGCCATCGGTGATGTTCACGGTCAGGAAGAAATCGGGGATGAACCCGAGTTCAAGGTTAATGGCCGCACCCGTGCCGGTGTACGTGCCGATCTTCATCTGGCCCTTCATTGAAGGTGCTCCTCAGTGATGCGGCGCGCAGGCCGCTTGATGGTCCAAGGGCGGCGAGGTTGCCCGCGCCGCCCGGTTAATCAGGAGCCCTAGAGGGCAGTCACCGCGACTTCGAGGCGGCTCATCCACGACTGGTTGAGGATCACGGCGACGTGCCATGCCTTCCAGCCGACATAGCCACGCTGGCCGAGCGGATCGTCCTTGGTCTTCTGCCCGACCGGGATGATCGTCGGCTCCACGGCGCCCTGGCCGCGCAGCGCGACCGTGCCCCATGCGTCCATGCCGAAGTAGATGATCGGATAGACGTCTGCCGAGGTTCCGGTGGTCGACACCATCGAGCCCTTGGCGCCGCCCGCGTCGGTGATCGGCGCGAGATCGGGCGACAAGATGTAGCGAACGTCCTCGACCGAGCCGATCTCGTACTCGGAGATCGGGGAGCGAGTGCCGTATTCCGCCACGGTCTTGAAACCGGGCATGTTGCGGATATCGCTCTCGACGTCCGTGTGCGCGACCGCCACGTAGGCCGCTTCCACCTGCCGCGAACCGTAGTCCGAGGAGCCGGAGAGAACCTTGGTGATCTTCATCGCCTTGTTGGCCTTCAAGGCGCGGAGAACCGCGCGCTGCTTGGCCAGCGAGATAGGCGTGTTGACATCGGTGCGCAGCGTGCCGTTGGCGTAGTAAACGCTGGTGCCGGCGCGGACGACCGCGTAGTTCAGCGCTTCCATCGTGCGGCCGATGTTGTCGCCGCACTGCTGCGCCGCGTCCTGCAGCACCGGGTCTTCCGCGAGATCTTCGATCTTGTCGGTGATCTCGACGACCTGGCCGTACTGCTTGAGCGTGGCGGTGACGTCTTCGTAGCTGAACTGCGTGGTGTTGGGGGTCACGCCTTCAACGAGCGGCGTGGTGGCCGCGGTGAAGACGCGGGGGCGACGGAACTTGATGGTGTCCGTCTTGTTTTTCGGCATCTGCTTCGTCTTGGCGAGCTTTTCGAGCACCATGACGGGCTTGGCATACCGAAGCATTTCCCGCTCCGCATAGACGTTTGTGCGGGGGGAAATGCCACTGTCGGAATAGGACGTGATTGCCATCGTCGCGATCCTTCAAGGTTGGACCGCACCGATCGACCGGGCGTTAGGCGCGACGTCGCTCTCGCTGTTCGTCGGGATCAGTCGCCGCCATTGCGTTCCAGATCGCGGCAGGATCGCCGTCCCTCGGAATGCCCGAAAGGGTTGGCTGTCGGTTCCCGCCTCCGGGTGATGCAGTAGCAGAGCGCTGGCTTTGCCGCCTGGCGTTCGGGGGGTCTTGCTGCTGCGCAGCGGGCGCGGGGGCCGGCTGCGGCGGGTTGCTGTCCTTGGCAAGAAACTCCTTGAAGGCGCCGATCATCTTGGCCCCACCTTGGGCGTCGAAGACCTTATGTTGGTTGTCGAGGAAGGCTTTCCGCAGTTCCCAGGGCTGGTCTTTGATCCAGTCGAGGAACCTTGGTCCGTTATCGTCGAGAACCTTCTCCCAATCGGGGTGCGCGCTCGTAAGAGCTTCTTCCTGCTCCTTGACGTACTCGACCAGTTCGGCGTTCTCGCGCTCACTGCGCTCGGTGTTCGCCCGTTCGAGCTTGTCAACTTCGGCATCGACCGCTGACGCAAAGGTCTTGAGGGGCGTCACGATCTCCGGGATATCGCTGAGGGCTTCGACAGCAGTGTCAGCGAGCTTTTGACGAGGATGGGCGGCTCCCTTGCCAGCCGCGGCCTCGGCCTGTAGGCGGTTGAACCTCTCCTGCATGGCACTGACGCGGCCCGCGTGTCGGCGGGAAAGGCGTTCTAGCCTAGCACGATCGGTCTCGATGGCTTCGTGAG